GATTTCGGCGGCGTTCAGGGCCTCGCCGTTGGGTCCGCCGAGGTCGGCGGCGTTGCCGTGGTTGACCTCGTCGTGACGGGACGTGTAGAGGACAGCGGCGAGGGGACCTTGGCCGCGTTCGAAGCGCTGACGAAGGATTTTCTGACGAGCGCGGGTGCGCCGACCTTCGTTCACCGTCAGTCGTCGACAGCCTGGGAGCGTGGCGATGTAGGCGATGAGGCTCAGGACTTGGCGGGCGGCTGACGCTTCGAGGAATTGCTCGACGCCGAAGACGTCACCGCGGTACTTGGACGTGCCGACGCTGGACCAGACGGTCATGCGGCCTCCTAGGCGGTCTTGCGAGCGGCGAAGTAGGCCTCGTGGCTCGCGGTGAAGTGGGCTTGGAGCTCCTCAAGACTGAGCTCGGGGTGGGCGACGGCGTAGGCGTAGTCGGTGCGCCAGAAGCCGCCGACGTCCCGCGTGGACGCCTTGTAGAGGTTGTTCAGGCGGCGCGAGGTGGGGTCCCAGCCGCCGGTGCGGTCGTTTTTGAAGACCGGCTTGGCGGAGCAGCCGCATCCGTCGTGGGCCTCGAAGTGGACGGTGACGGAGGTGTAGACGGGGCCGCGGCCAAGGAGCATGGCGCACCAATGGCACGGCTTGCCGTCGCTGACGCGGGCCCAGCCGCGGGCGTCTCCGTCGTCGTTGGCGAGACGGAGGAGTCGCCGGCGGGGTGCCTCGAGGACACGACGCTTGGCCGAGCGCAGCATGGCTGCCTTGGCAGCGAGAAGCGCCTGGTCAGCGGGCGTGCCCTTGGCGATCGCCTTCTTAGCGTTAGCGACGCTCGTGGCGTGGAGCGCGGCGCGGTTGGCCTTCGTCTCGGTCGGTTGGAACTCGACGTCAGGGGCGGGCTTGTCGTAGCCGGCGAGCACCTTGGCGGCGTCGTAGTACTCCTGCGCCGACAACTCCCCGGAGCGGCGACTTGCCTTGATGAGCGCTGATGCCTGCGCCTGGAATCGGAAAAAGGACCCGTCGATGTCGGCGGGGTCCATCGTCCGGTCCCAGAGCCCGGCCAGCTTTACTTGGAGGCGGGCGACGTCGCGAACCTGCTGCCGCATGTGGCGGCGAGCGAGGTCGTCTTGGTCGGTCACGGCGCCTCCTGGGTGCTACTCGGTGGCGGGCGCGTCCGTCGACGTCTGGCGTTGCGTCTCCTGGAGGAGCGCCGTCATCGGGTCGGGGTTGGCCGCACGCAGCTCGGTCCAGCGCGTGATGTCGCCGTCGGTGACGCCGGGGATGCGCTCCCAGAGCGCCTCGACGGGCACGGAGAGCATCGTGGCGATCTTGCCGAGGGCGTCGACGGTGGCAGCGAGCGAGCGGGCCTCGGTGTCGCGCCAGCGCACCTCAGCGGCGAGGTCGGCCGCCCCGGCGGAGTCGCCGGCAGCCTTCGCGGCGAGGCGGAAGCCGGACTCCCACGACTCGCCGAAGTTGGTCTCGTACTCGCCGATCTTGCGCTGGGTCGAGTCCTGGATGGCGGCAAGGGCGTCGGCGCTGATGTTGACGAGGTCGCCCATCATGACGGTCGGGCTGACCTGCGAGACGGCCGCGAGCGTCGAGACGGTCGAGTCGTACATCTGAAGGTGGCCGGACATTTCGGTCTGGGCGAAGTCGCCGAAGCGGGCTTCGCTGTCCTCGGACACCCAGAGTCGGTCGACGGCGGCGTTGAAAGGCTCGACAGGCTTGCCGTCTTCGTCTTCGGGGATCGCCAGGCCGGTCGCCCAGCGCTGGCGGAAGCTCGCGTATTGGAGCGCCATGAGAGTCGAGAACACGACCTCGTTGACGCGGTCCTGGAGGTTGAGGATCGGGCGGATGATGCCCGTGGCCTCGCCGTCCAGGCGGTCGCGGAAGCGGACGAACGGCGTGACGCCGAGCCCGTGCGACTCGGTCGCGGACAAGATCCACTTCGCGTCGTCGCCCTTCGGCTTGGCGAACGTGTAGACGTTCTCGGCGTCGAAGACCTCCATGAGGCGGGCGCCGTCAAGGGTCGTGCCCTTGTGCCGAAGCGCGAGCTCCGGGAACTCCTCGTCGGGGTCCGAGTACCAGGCCGCCGAGCGCAGGGGCGACAGCGGTCGGAAGTACGGGATGCGCTTGGTTTGGACGCTGCCGGGCAGGACGAGGGCGTAGCTGGTGCCGAACTCGAGGGCGCCGCGGTGGGCGATGTTCTGGCGGGCGTCGAGGCCGTTGGCCTGCCAGTAGCTCCAGGCGGTCGCGTTGTCGCCGGCTCGCGCGGGGCGGTAGCCGTCGACGAAGAGGCCGTGCGAGTAGGTGTCGCTGAGCAGCGGCGTCCAGTTCGTGATGGAGCGCTTGGCGAGGTGGCGGTACTCGGCCTTGGCCCCGCGGGGCATGTAGGGCAGGTCGTGGTCGCCGGCGAGGTAGCGGCGAACCTTGCCGAGACGGCCGGAGACTGGCTCGAGGTCGGCAGCGAGCTCGTCGTCGAGACGAGCCGCCAGAGCGGCGTCGATGGTCGGCATGGGGCCTCCGGGGGCTAGGGAGCGCCCAGGCAGGGCATCTCGCAGGGGGTGCCTTCCGGCGCGGCGGTGTAGCCGTAGGGGAGGTTGGACTCGGAGCCACACCGTCCTTTGCCGGTGTGGCTACCCTCGACATGCACGGGGTACCGGCCGTCCGTGATCTGACAGCCGCAGTGCTTGCAGCGCAGTCCGTCGGGGCGGGGTCTAGGCGGCCAGGTCATGCAGGTCCTTCCGGTCAAAAGCCCACGACGCGGCCCTTCGGCTTGCGCCGCTTGGCGTAGCCCTTATCGGCGAGGACGCGGGAACGGGCCATGCGGGCGAGGATGAGTGATGCCAGGGCGTCGACCTTGAGCGGGGACTCGCGGGTCTCCTTGCCGAAGCTGACGCCCCACCGGTTCGGCCGGCGTCGGGCGTTGAGGACGTGGCGGGTGAGGACGTCGTGCGCCTGGATGGTCCCGGCGCCGGGCCCCGCGACGAGGTCGTGGGCTGCCCAGGGCTGGTCGCCGTCGACGATCGCGCGGTGCAGCGTCTCGACGGCGCGGACGGTCTCCATCTGGTGCGCGCGCATGTCGTAGCCGACCGCGTGCTTGGCCGTGGCCTTCACGAGGAGGCGCTCGGAGTGTTCGTCGCGCCAGGCGTCGACGTCCGTCTCCCAGTAGGCGACGTCGGCGAAGAAGGCGACGACGTCGAGGGTGGCGAAGGCGTGCTCGACAGCGCCGCGGACCTGATCCTTCGGGACCTCCCAGCCCTGGCCCTTCGGGCCCTCTGGCTTCTCCCAGATGGCGAGGAGGAAGGCGGCGCCGTCGTCGACGCGGCAGGCCACGAGGGCCGTCGAGTCGTCGGTGAGGGCGCCGTCGAAGCCGAGGGTGACCATGTCGCCGGTTGCGTGACGGGCCTTGGGGTCGCCGAGGCGCAGCGGGGCGAGGTCGTCGCGGCGGTTCTTGTGCCACTCGGCAGGCGCGAGCCAGGAGTCGGCGGCGGCGACGATCTGGTTGAGGTAAAAGCGGCGGGACTCTTCGGCGGTCGTGCCCGGGTCGTAGACCTCGGCGAGGATGCGCTCGAGGTTGACCCAGTAGGAGTCGCCGTAGGCGGCGACGAGTCCGGCCATGACCTGCTCGGCGTCAGCGAGGTCGAGGTCGGACGGGGCTTCGCGGGAGTCGTAGAGGATGCCGTCGCCGATGGCGCGGCCCTCGAGGATGGCGCGGTGGTCGAGGTAGGACTTCTCGGCGGTGCTGTCGCGGCCGGGCTCGTGGGCGTTCGTGGTCTCGATCGACCGGCCGTCCATCTTGCCGAGGTTGCGGCGGATGACGTCGGCGAGGTCGTGGCCGCGGTTGGACTGCGTCCAGTGGTGTGTCTCGTCGAGGATGGCGAAGGTGACGCGGCCACCCTCCTGGGTGCTGGCGGAGGCCGTCGCGGGGACGATCTTGCCGCCGCCAGGGAGGAGGATTCGGGTCATGCCGATGTCGACGCCATAGGCGTCGACGAAGGCCTGGTCGCCGGCCATGGCGCGGATGGCGTCGAGGGTGTTCTTCGTCTGAGCCTCGGAGACGCCGGCGATGACGATCCAGGGGAGGGGCTCGCGGACCCCGAACGGGTAGCCGTCTTCGTCCCAGCCGCCGAAGCGGGTCGGACCGCAGAGCTCGGCGAGGGCGATGGCGCCGAGGAAGGGCGATTTGCCCCAGCCCTTTGCGC